AGTAATTCATCCATCGATGAGTCCTTTATAGTTGTTACAGACAATAATTCCTGTGCCGCAGCTGCCAATTGAGCTTCGGGTAAGGTGTCGAGATTTGGAGTATTGGTGAGGGCAACAGAGAGTAGGTTTAGAACCTCCCCAGATTTGCTGTACATAAAAACAGGGGAGAGATATTTGTATTCACCCGACGAGATATAGCCCTGTGCTTTATCTGTCCATTCAAATTGAGTACTACATACGCCTACTCCGGGAACATAAATCCAGCCTTCAGGTTTCAACCAACCAGATGCTGGTGCAGGCTCACCGGACTGAGCTGCTTTCAATGTGCCGTGCTCATAATCAATCACCAAATCAATTTGACGATTAGAAAGTGCAGCAACAATAGCTTCACCGCGCTGTTGAGTTAGACTCCAATGCGGTACATCATTTGGACGACCATCAAGACCCTTAAAGTTTCCTTCAGGTATAATGACTAAACGCCCAGCAGACTCAGTGGATAAACTCATTGCACAGGCAGCAATAAGGGGTTTGATCTTCATGCCATTGCATCAATAACTAATGAGACTTGAGCATAAAAAAGATGAGGGGGTTTTATAGGTGGAAGACGTTCCTAATTTTCAAAAATCTTAATTCTTCTTGTTATGCGTTTTAAGCTAGATTCATTATTAAAATGAACAATCACTCAGACTTAAAATAAAGATACAAAACACGATCATCTAACGGCTATCTAACGCTATGCAAAGGCTAGTCAAAGAGTTTTTCATAGAAATAAACAACATCATCGTAAATTGCAGCAGAAGCTTCAGCCTGTAAATTGCCATCTGCATCCATAGGCATATAGGGACGCGCAGGCATTGGAATGTCGTGCGGCTTGGTTACACCAGTCGTCGGGCCCGAAAAAGCATTACTCACAAAAACGGCCATGCCACTGCCAATCACCTGATAACGTGTACCGCCAGGATGTTTAATCGTCCCTCCAAATTGATGAATTGCAGAGTAAGGTAGGTTGGAGCTGATACCTGCTTCAGTATCACTGTAAAAAGGTTGGACACTTTCGCGCAAATGATTTGATTGACTGAGTATTTTTCCTTGTTTACGGACTTTCAAATAAGCCGCACTTAAACCTGCCCATGCAGGGCGGCCCTGCATATCAAAGTTATCTTCGGTAATTGTAAGAAAGGAAACCGATATTGCTGCTGTAAGTTCACGTGGACGCTGCATTTTTGCAGCGACTTTAAATAGCATATCTGACAGAGCATCATCCGTGATCTGAATATAATTCATCGAACTTGCTCCAAAGCACTGAGTTTAATACTGGTCATCGATGCTGTATCAACAACACTATGCAATTGGACCACACCATTCTCTAGTGAAATAAGGACATAACTGGTCGAGCCATTATGAACTGTACGATAGATGAGTTGCTTAAGTTGGGCATCCCAAAATACTGAATGAGCTTGGGCAAGAAACTGAGGTAAATCGATCAAATCAGATTGAGATAAGCCAAACGGATCTAATGCAAAACTATCTCGCATCAAAATGACTGGGCTTTCCAGATTGATTTTATTTTGCGTTAGAACAGAGAGTTCATCCGCTTGAAGCACACCAACTGTACTTACTTTATTTTGCGCAATCCCCATAGAAAGGGTGTTATCTATAAAAGCTTGGTGGGCACGTTGACGAACAGGTGCAAGCATCATCTGCTGAACTTGTTTTAATCCTTCCGTATCTCCCATGTACTTTCTTGCCCGATCTGCAAGGACTTGATCAATCGCATAGCTTGTTGCAGGGGAGTTGTTGAACCCAGCAGCAGGACTGAAGCTGATTATGCTGCCGTCCTGAGTTGGAATATCAAAGCGCTGACGTGTGCCATATACATCAGCACCCGTAAAGCTATCAACACCTATCTTTTCAGTATATTGGGTTTGGTAGCCCTCACTGCTTAAAACCTCTTTGCCTTCAGCATATCGAGCTGATCTGGCAATGACACGGCAGTTGCAGCCAAACTTTGATGGTGGATATGCATAAAACCAGAACGGATCATCTGCTCTTAACAGACGACTATTCCAGCTTTTATGTTCTTCACGATAATTAATCATTGTGACATGCCGATACTCCCAAAATGGGTGGGTATCGGAAGCTTCTAACATGGCTGCTTCTAACATGGCTTTATAACGTCCAGCGGAATAAGCTGAACGCATATTGGTATGGTAAATCGTGCGTAATCGTCGAGGCGACCCAAGCTGAACTTCCTGTTCTTGTCCTTCTGGATTAATGACTGCTTTTTTACCCCACCATCCATTTTGTTGAAGGATGGGGGTAATCTTAGCTTTCCACTGATCAAGGCTTTGTCCTTGTTCTAACGCGCTAACCAGTGATTGCCGAATGTCTTGGAGTAAATCGAGCTTCGCCACTTTTGCAACGGTAAACGCACGACTGTGCGCATCATCTAGGGTTTGATGCCAATCCCAGCCAATCTTATGACCCTTACTTTCTAGGTATTCGATGGCCTCAGCTGGAGGCCGATCAAATAAAGCATTTAATTCTGGACGCTGTGGTGTAGGCATAATTACAGCTCACTCTGAGCGCTTAAACGGCCCAATACGTCACAGGCAAAAATGATCTGAGTGAGCTTGGCTTGTAGGGCAGGTTCATCATCTTGCGGGTGTAACTGCGAAAGTACAGCCAAAACCTGTTCTTCATTGGCTCCAGCTTGAATATCAGCAATTAAAGTGTTCAGCCAATTCTCGGATGTAGCTTGGCTACTTTCTAACTGTTGATTGAGCTGCAACTGCATCGCTTGATCTTCTAAAGGCACTTGCATCGCATTGGCGGCTAGGTTTTGCCTGATCAATTGTGGCTGATAGGTATTGGCTGCAAGGATAGGTGAGTTAGATTGTTTCGTTAGAATCGGCTCGTCACCTTCAGGCATTGGTATCCCGGTACGGTCATAGACCCAAGACATTGGAATTTTTAAACCTGTATCCACCAAGGTATCTAAGGATTGACTGAATTCTGCTAAGTCCTCAGTTTCAGTTAAGTCAAAATAAAACTCTGGGTAACGGTCAGCAGTGATATTGGGATAGTTCAAACGCATTAAATAGCTGATCAATGTGTCATTCAAAGAGCGTGCTAATTGCTTAGCATCCGATTCAATGATCATATCAAACTGATTTTCATGTGTTTTACTTTGGGCATTGGTACTGGTTTTACCATCTGCCTGACTGAGTAAAGTCCCACCGACAATCACTTTAGACTGTGTTTGCTCACACCATTTGATCAAGCCCATATGGTTCTCAGTGTCACCATTGGCCGCATTTTCAAAGTCAATGCTCATACCTTTAGGAATTGCTCCACCTGCATTACGCCCGATGCTCATGACGGCCCGTAACAGTGTCATTTTTTCTTCAGCAGTTGCACCTTCAGGATATTTACCTAAGCGGATCGGCAGTCCGTAAATCTCCAAGAACTCCATGACATCACGAATACCATAGTTTTTAAAGAGGAAAGGCCAAGCCAAAACACGGTGTAAACCTGTACGGGCAATATAACCTGACTTGGCTTTATGTCGGTGGACTATCCAGCCAAAGTCCCAAAACTCAGCACCATCTATTGAACCATCATTTAAACGTAGCTCATTACGGTTAAATTGGGTTGTCTTAAACTCACGTGCTAGACGATGTTCAAATGACTCAGGTAGCCATAGACTTCCCAGTTGATGCCACTTAATTTCTTGACAACTATATCCGTGACCGATTGCATCCAAGGCATCGAAGAGAAACATCTCAAAGTCTTTGATGTCATCAATCCATTCTGCAACTTCAGCCGCAATTTTTTTCTCTTGCTCAGATGCATTTTTGGGTGCGCGAACATTCCAAGCCAAGCTATTTACTGCTTGTTTACGCTTGGTTAATTCACTGAAAATATGACCGTCTCGCTCTTCCATATCTGCACCAAGGTCAGCAAGTGCCATAAGGTCGCCTTGTTCAGCACCAGTGAGCAACTGGTGAAGACGTGCAGGGGTTAAGCCAACAACAGGGTGTTCTTGCCACTGATGATCTAACCATGCCACTGCTGAAGTCTGGGGAGTTTCTAACGCACTACGGTCTTGCTTTTGAGGTTTCTTAGCCATAATAAAAAAGCACAATACGGATATTGTGCTTAGTGTGGATATATTTTTTTATAGAGTAGGTCGCACTCGTTGAGCAAATCAGTAAATAAGGTATCAATTGTTTTTAATGCCGCGATTGCATCATCAATCTCGCCTGAGCCATGGTCGTCCACTGGCACCAAAGAATTACGCACCATACCGACTAATATAGAGACACCCATAATGTGTTCTTGCAGTTTAATAATATCTTGATGCTTCATTTTATGCCCCCAAACTTAGTTGAGTAGAGCTTGCCACACGAGCAATACGTCCTGTATGTGCCAATACAAAAACTTCTTGTTCTGGCAAGAGTTCTAAATCTCGCATTTCACGATAAAGGTTTCTTACCATACGTGTGGAAATTTGCATGCAGCGGGCAATTTCTTCGTGTGTCAGTCCCTTTTGTAGGTAACGGTACATTTGTCGGTAGCGCAGGTTATGGCTAAATATGCCATCTTTCAACCGTGAGTTAAGTTCAACAAGGTTGTTATGCGAAGTAATGGCTTGTTGTTCCATTGCAATGAAGTATTGACGAGCCTGACGACCACGGTCTGTACGTTCCACCATAGAAAGCTCTTTCGCCATATCTAAACTGATATGGTATTCAATACGGGTTGTAGCTCCAAACTCTCGCTCGCCAATTTGGGCGAATGAAGTAAAATCTTGATTTTCAATAAATTGATATTCTTTGATGCGCTTTTTAACCCAATTAGAAAAATCACGCCCAACATTTAAAAATTGGTGTAAATCGCGAGCATTCACAAGAGTTTGGCTTTTAGAAGCAAGAAATCCTTGAAAGGTTGGGACGAGTGTATTTGTAGCCATAAGATTGACTCCTTTGTGAAAGATTACTTTCACCACCATAGAGACCAATCAATGGTGGTGAACTAGACAGGGTTGGTCTACCGATCACAAAGGTACTCGGCGCAGCAAAGCTGCCCGCTATCTAGTCCACCATAACGCAGTGTACTAAATTTTTGACATAAAAAAACCGCATGTGCGGTATTTATGCACCTTTATGAAATAGGAGACCAATCCTAGTTCCTGATTTTGCAGGAACAATGTTAGAATGCTATAGCTATAGGCAAAAATCAATAAGTTTTTGCAGTTATTTTGCACTAAAAATTAAACCACCTAATACGGAAAGCCTTACTACTCTTGATTTATTCGTATCGTTTACGGTGTTGATCAATCATCTTTTTTCTAGCGCCCCTTAATTGTTCGCCATGTTTTTGTGATTCTTCATAATGAAATTCTGATAGTTTTTTGAAATGATCAGCATCTTCAATGAGATTTTCTCTTTTATATACAATTCTCATGGCATCATATACTTCTGATAAAAAATGCTCTTTACAAAAAGGGTAATAGTATTCTTTTAGATCATGATTTTGACTTATTTGTATAGCATAATGCTCAGCCATATGAGTTAATTCATTAAATCTTTGTTTAGCATCCTCAAACCTACCTACTTGTTGTAAAAAATTTGGAAGTCTTATATAGCCTTTAGCCCCATAATTCATCATTGCATTTGGTATGAGTTTCCACACTGTTTCAAGACATTCGATTGCTTTGTTATAGTCAGAGTATTGTAACTGCGTAGCTTGCTTGTTTAATTCAGATATTTTCTTGTCATTTTCATTTCTAGGGAACATTGAATTGCTTTCCATATAAAACCTAAATTTATTATAAAAAGCGATTCTATTTATTTTTTGATCAAATCAAAAGGTTTAAATACACCCAATTTCACTCACCCCCCAATCATCTTCACCTATACCTATGTCATCTCTTGATGGAATCGCTATAAACTCAATCGCCCCAGTTGGGTGCTAACAAGTGGGCGATTGCACTATCCCCATGTCGTTTTAGACCGTCAGATCCTGTAGCTCTCTTCTGTGGAATACGGGCTACGCCATTCACCAGTACAAAAGCACGGTGATCATCCATAATGTCTTTATCTTTAGGGATAGTTAAAATATCACCGTCTTCTAACGCTGCTTTAAAGTGCGGTGTATGTTCTCGATACCAACCTTCACTCAGATGGATTGCTTCAATTTTTTCTCCAAATGCCAATTGCATGGCTTCAGCTAAATATCCACCATTACCTGTTGCATCATGTGCACCTTTACTGAAGTTAGGTAATACCTTGGCAATCAGTTTAAATAATTGTTCCTGTTGCTTATAAGGCATATTGGAAAGTTCAAGCACAAAAGGGCAGTGCTTGCGGGTGTCCTGGTATTCAATCAAAGGCCAAAACACACAAAGGTCAGAACGACGTGCAAAGTCCAAGCCATAAAAGCTTTTTACCTTTTTAGGTAATGCTTCAATTAATGGTTTAATCACATCATTGAATAACAACTCAATTTCATTATGACGAGCTTCTTCAGACCATTGCTCAAAGTTTTTAGGTGCAGACCAGCGAATAATAGGCACTTCTTTCTGACGCTGCTCTAGTAATGCCTGGCTTAACCAGCGACCACCACCTTTACTTGGAATGACATCCAACTCTTCATCGGCCGCATCACCATAAAAGCTATAAACATCATCCATCCAGGCTTGTTCTTCAGCTGCTTGATATTCAATACCTTTACGCAAACAAACGCGCTTGTACAGACCTTGGTCTACCGCTTCTTTAAAAGCAGTGCGATGTACTGTGCCTTTACGTTTACCAGCTCGAATTTCTTTAATCAATTCATTAAATGGATTGTCTTCACCATCATGGGTACTGATCACCCGGACACAGCCACCCCAAATCAATAA